CGAAAGTCAAGAGCGTCCAGTCGCAGTTGCGCGAGTATCAAAACCTCACCCTTCAGGAACAGTTGTACAGCGTTGTTAGCGTTGACGTGGCAGAAGGGGATGATCCAACCACCTTTTTGGTTAGCGTCATCGTTCAAAACGCTTCGGGTAGGCCCATTCGGCTCTCGATAGCCTACACCGCGCCCGGAGCGGTGGCCTTGGCGGGTACTAATGGACAGACCCTTGGCCTCAACGCTGCGGGTCTTGGCGAGGATCAGGGGTACTGATGGCACAAACAAAACCATTGATTGTTGGCCCTGATGGGGTGCCTGCGGAGAGCCTTCGGTACTCGACCACCATTGACCGGCAGTTCCTCCGGGGCACGATGCCCACCACAACCGTTGATGTTCAGGTGTCTGTCAACGGGAGCGGCTATTCGTCTGACCCTTCCCTTGTGCTTCTGACAGGTCACCAGTGGACTATCCCTAACCCCTCTTATGAGCCGGATGGTTTGTTGTTGAGGAGCGGGGTGAACACCGTCTTGATTCGAGGAATCCTCTCGAACGGCTCCGTGACGACTGAAATCGAAGCCTTGATCACGCTGTCTTCGGACAGGGATGTTGGTGTGGTTGCTTCTTCCCCCACCAACATAAGGATCACCCAGAACAACTACTACGTTGAGATTTCGGCAGAGGTGGACGAAGACGTTGTGGGTTTCCAGGGGATGAACTTCTATGCCTCGGCTTCCCCTGGCGGGGGCGGCACGGGGTACAGCCGCATCAACGTAGACCTTGTAGCCGACGGGGTTGTGGAAGAAGAGGAGGATGCCTTTGCGTCTTTCACGGTGAACTCGAAGATCGCGGTGGATAATAACGGAACCCCTGTGGCTGACCCCCTCTATGTCCAGACCGTTAGCGTTCAGGTTGATAAGGACGGCACAGTTGAACAACTTGACTACGACGAAACGGTTGAGGTTCCCGAGATAGCTCGCGACATCCTGTTCACCGGAACCTACTCCACCATTCGTGAGGCCACTCGATATTCGTTCAACCATAGTCGATCAGGCAGCCCCACCAGTGACCCTGCGACAGTACGAATCGCTGCTTTCTCCGCTATCCCCTTTGAAGATCCGCTCTACTACGCGGTAAGTGCCGTCTACTACGACCCTCTCCGCAACCTACAGTACGAGTCCACTCTTTCCGAAGAGGTTGTGGGACGACCCTTGAAGGTGACGGGGGCGATGATCAGCCTGCCCGCGCCTTCCAAGAAGAACATCATCACGGACTTCATCACCAACATTTTCAGGACCAACCCCCAACTCCGTGTGGAAGCAGGCTCCGTTCTCCGTGACACGGTGATCGACCCGTTTGCTTCTGAAGCAGAGCGTATGCGGTTCTTGTTGGACTTCTACCATCGTGCCCGAACCCCCCTTCTCATGCTCCAGGTAGACGACCCTCAAGGGGTAGGCACTTCCATCCCGGTCCCACACTCTGGGTACAAGAGGGGCTTGAAGCAGGCTTTGTACTACACCACCGATGTACAGGTACAAGACCTGATCGACAGCACTTTTGATGCTTACGGGTCGAACTACGGGATGAAAAGACGTACTGGTAAGGCGGCTCGCACAGAGGTCACCTTTTACGTCAAGGCTCGACCAACTACCTCGGTGGTCATTCCTATCGGAACACAGGTCATGGGTGGTGCATCCACCTTTGCAACGACCCGTTCTGGAACCATCGACCTCGGAAACCTTGCCAGCACCTACAACCCCACCAAGGGGCGGTACGAGATTGAGGTGCCGGTGCGATGCTCCCAGGTGGGTTCTAATGGAAACGTGGGTGCGGGACAGATCAACCAACTCGTCACCAACCTTACGGCAGACCAGCAGATCGGATGCACGAACTCTGGAGCGGCGTTCGGAGGTGAGGACTTGGAGTCAAACCTTGCCTTCACAACCCGAGTTCTGTCGGCCCTCGCCTCTGTTGATTCAGGAACCGCGCAGGGCTACCTCCAGACCGCAGCGGACACCGCAGGTGTTCTGAAGGCAGAGGTGGTAGCCGCAGGCGACCCTCTGATGCAGCGAGACATAGGAACAGACGGAAAGCATCACGGGGGGAAGGTGGATGTTTGGGTCCAGGGCGAGAACACCGCCAGCGTCACCGACATCTTTGCCTTCTCTTTCGAGATTTTCCAGGACATTCAGTTTGAAGTTCTCGGAAGCTCCTCCGACTACACCTTCCGGGCTGTGGATCCGTCGCTTTCGTCTTCCTCCCCCATAGCGGCGATGCTGGACTACCCTGATTTGGGGTATGAGCTACGGAACATCTCAACAGGGGAGGTGTTTGATCTAACGGGTGTGGAGGTCGTCTCCTACGACACCATCCAACTCTCAACCGATGTTGTTCAACCCGCACTCGACCTGACTGATGTTGTCCTTGGAGCCTACCGAAAGGCTTCCGCGAACGATTTTGTTCTGCTTCGACAACCTGTGAGAAGCATAACCTCGGTGGTTGGGACGGTAAGCGGAACCCTTCCTGAAGAATCCTACAAGCTGGTTCGCCCGGATGCGCCTCTTTTCACAGGCCGTTCGTCCTTGGCCCAAGCGTACCTCTCCATCACAGGGTACGAGGACGGCTCTGGCAACTTCATCCCTTCGGGTGACCTGACAGACGTGACGGATGAGACGCATGTCATGACAGGCCAGTATGTCGAGTACGTCACAAAGCTGGGTGCCCTTTACTTCACCCTTGTGGTCACCAACGAAGACGGGAGCATCATCTACCGGGGACCTGACGACCCCAGTGGAGTTTCTGACTACTCCATCGATCCGGGGACTCAAACGCAGGCTTTGGGTATCCGGCGAACCAGTAACAGTGCCATCCCTTCTGGCTCTACGGTTTCGCTCTCGTATTCGCATGATGAGAACTTCACGGTGTCCTACACCACCAACCTCATCGTGTCTTCGGCACAGCAGGATTTGGATTTCTCCAAGCACGCCACCGCTGATGTCCTGGCAAAAGAAGCCATCCCTGTTCCAGTTGACGTAAGCGCCTCGGTCATCCTTCAGAAAGGACAGGACCGGACTCAAGTTGACTCTCTCTTGAGAACGAACTTCGCCAACCTTTTCGGCAACATGCGCCTCGGAAACCCCCTTCGTCAATCGGACGTGATTCAGCTTATCGAGAACACGTCCGGGGTTTCATATGTTGTGGTTCCTCTCACCACCCTTCTCCGTCAGGAGGGGTCCCAGGTGGTAAGAGATGCCTTGTCCACAGACGCTTCGAGTGATTCTGTGCTTCTGCAATCCCTTACTACCAACGTGTCCGTTGTCTACATCGTTGTCCAAGAACTGGAGGCGGCCACGGTTGACGGGGGAGGGGCCGAGGGTGATTTCAAGGGCGTCTTCCAGGACGAGGTGGAAATCAGCTTGCTTCAAAGCTCCGAGTCGTTGAGCACCTTGGGCCTTGCTTCAGGACAGGCGTACCTCATCGGATCCGAGGGGCGCTCCATCCAAGGCTACTCGGATGATGCAACCCTTTCCGCGCAAGGGTATGCCACGGCTGATTCAAGAGTTGCTCGCCGTGTGGAGCTTACTGCCAACCGGCTTCTTGTCTCCCTTCCTGTTGGGGAGTCTCCTACCGAGCACGCCTATGCTGTCACCTACATTGTTGGTCCTGATTCGGGTCCCAAGAACATTGTGGTCAACCCAACATCAGTCATCTCGCAGGGGGAACTCACGCTGACTTACGACGAGGATCAAAATGTCTGATGACGATGATGGAGATCGCCCGGTATCGGATCTTCCTTTTGCCCTGGCTCAAAACCCAGCCCCTTACCCGCTGACAGGCCAGGGATTTGAGCGTGACATCAACGTGCTGACCCAGCACCTCATGGCAACTTTCAGAGCTATCCTCCCGTCCAACTATGTATCCAACACTAACGGGCCTTGGTACACCCTCCAGTTCCAGGCGATGGCAAAGGAACTGGCGGCGCTTCAGATCGAGATGAATGAAGAGTACAAGGATGTAGTGTGGGACTTCACTCGCCCGGAAGTCCTCTGGCAAATCCTTGGGGAGATGGTTTTTCCGCAGGGGGGAGCCACGACTGTTCGCACGAAGGATATTCCCGAGATTGAAGGTGACGTTCCTTACCGGACCTTCCTGAAGAAGATCGCTTCGCTGCTGATTGCGGGTGCAACCAAGAAGTCCATGAAGGGGGGCCTGGAGGCGATTGATCCAAACGTGACTGCCCGGATCATCGAAAAGTACCTGTACACGCCGCCACGGGACCCTACGGGCGGTTTTACTTTGGAGGAGCAGTTCGAGGTTGAGGTGTTGATCGACAATGACAACAGCTTCCCTCTGGACCCTTTCCTTTACGAGTACAACGCCAAGTTAGTTCTCTACGCCTTGAAGCCAGCCCATGTCTTTTACTCGTTCAGCTACCTCTTCACGGATGCGTTTGGGGTCATAGCCTCGGACGAGAACGGGCTTTCGCTCGACCTCGATTCTTACTACTACGACGACATGCGGAAGTGGTGCCTGGGTGCCAAGCGCATTTCAGGGACTGGGACCGTCCTCTCCAATCGTTTCTTTTTCACCGACACCTCGGTTTCTTTCGAGGGGATTCGGCCCGGAGCGGTGTTCCATATCGAGTCCGGGGAAAACAAAGGCAGGTATCAGGTAGCTTCGGTGCAGGCGTTTCCTCTGGTAGAGGTGCAGCCCACCGCTTTTTGGTACAGGACCTTTCCTACGGGCCTGGAAGGCAAACTGCGCGTTCTCGACAAGAACACGGTGTCTGACGTTACTGCTGACTGGGGCAAGTGCGTGGACGGGGAGGTTCTTACCATCCACGCAGGCCCTTACCAGGGAAGCTACCGTTTACAGGATGTACTCGGGAGCAGGGGTGGCCCCATAGGGAAACGGCGTACCCTCTACATCGGAGGGGTTCCTCATCAAGTGTGGCCCTCTGGCTCGAAGGCGCGAATCTCCCCCAGCACCTTGAAGCTGGACAGACGAATCCCGGAAGTTTCCGATGCACAGGCGTACACGGTTACGGTTGACCGTTTGGGCGTTCAGAAGCCTCGTCCTGTTGTCGGAGAGGATGTTTCCAACCAGTTCTACATTTAGGGCTGTGACAACGGGAACCTGTTTTGGTCCTCTTTGTCCCAAGGTGAGTCCTGAAGCAACAAGGCACCCCCTTCTTCAAGGAGGTTTTTCGCTTCCTGGTGGGCGTCGTCCTCTGTGTCAAAAGGACCTACCTCATCACCTCCGCGCACGGTGATCATCCACCCGTCGCCGCTATCCCATACCTCCATCGCCATGCACAACGGCCAAGAGGAATCTGCATCCACCAGTTCACCCCCATTCCAGGGTTGTCGCATCTTCTTCCCTGGAGTGATCGCGACATACGCGGCTGTACCCTGTTTTGTGGGTAGAGGCGGGAGTATCAGTTCGGAGACCTGTCGCCTTTCGAGTTCCCTCAAAATGCAGGCCACGTTATGGCTATCGTCCATAATCGCGGCGATTTGGGCGTACCTTGCCGACACTCCCGCCCCCTGCGCCCTACTTGTTGGACACGAACTTGTTCAGAGTTTGTGCAGTCTCGATGACTTCATCGAGGGTGTAGTAGGTCTTGCGCTCCTTGGACTTGTCCTCTCGGGCCATATGGGCGTTCTGCTCAAGGATGTCCTTGGCAAGATGGAGGAGGTCGAACCGCATCTGGTAGGGGTTGGCTGAAATAGCGGTTCCGTCTGGTGTTTGGGAAGGCATAGCTTCCTCCTTTTCTGTGTAGTGTGTGTGTCGCCCTTATGGGCACTTTCATACTACCCGGAAAAGTGGTTTAGCTACCCTCCAACCATGATAAATCAAGGCTCCAGTCTTCTTGGGACCGTCGTGCCCACACTTCAAAGCAACCGTCTACATAGGCCATCGCGTCGTCAGCACTCCAGCCGTTGATCTCCATGAGGTGTTCAACGGCCTGTGGTGCTCTTCCGACAGCCCCCGCTCTTCCGATATGCTTTACCTCATGGCACTTGGGACACAAGGCAATCAAGCCAACCAGCTTCTGGACTTTGGTTTCCTCGTTGTAGTCCCACCGTTCGTGGCACTCGACGGGCCACTTGGGACCCTTACCTCCGCATATCTCGCAGCGGTAGTGGGCTGCCTTGTACGTCGCCTTGCGTAGACGGTCCCATTCAGCCTTCGGAAGCTCTGACCGGAGGTTAGCCCCCCATTGTCCTCGGGGGACCAGTTCAATAGTTAGGTGTGGCTTCTTCATCTTCCCAATCTGCCAGCCCTTCCTCGATGGCGACCTTACCCGCCCGACGAGCGGAGCGTTCTGCGGTACGCGCTTCGGCAGCCATAGCCGCCCGAGACATATGAGTACCGAACTGACGCTGATGGCCTACTCGACCGCGAGAGCGAGGGATAAAACGCTTCGTCCCATCCTTCCAAGATTTACATGCCTGCGAAGCCATGACTCCTCCTATGCTCTCTATACGGTTCGGAGGGTATACCGGAACCCCCTAAATCTTCGCCCGGTGTCTTGCCTATGCCCGCAGGCCGGTAGGGTTCCTTTGGAGACTTCTTGATGGCAGCACGAATCCGAAGCTGGCTGAACGCCGACCCCGCCACTGACGTGGATGAGCACAGCCGTGATGACCTGTCCTTTGCAGGGGCCGGGGACAACGTCTACGTCAGTTCTATCGACGCGGCAGCTACCTATGCTTGGACTATCGTTTATGCCCCCGAGGGGTCGATGGCGACGTTTTCCGGCAACGCTGCTGACCCGGCTCCAGGATTCTTCAACTGCGATATGCCGGGAGCCTACCTGATCCGACTGGTGGTGAACGCAGGCACAGCATCCGAGGGGACGCAGTACGTTCGACTTCGGGCACTGACGACCCGTGCCTCCCTAAAGCTGGTAGCCGCAGGAGAGCGGCGGGACTCTACTGGAATCATCCCGGTGGATGTCGATGTTGAAGGGTGGGCCAACGAGCAGAACTACAACCTCACACAGCTTGAAGCACTCATCCCTACGGGAACCGTGGAGACTGTGGCTTCTACTTTCCAGTGGAACGCTGGCTCTCCTGTGTCTGTCACTACATTGGATGCAGGGGATTCAGTCCTCGAAATCTGGTTGAGCTTCTCCACGCCGTTCCTGGATGCAGCTTCCACAGTTTCCGTGGGAACAGACGCAGCCCCGGAAAAGTATTTCCCGATTGTGGATGTTGACGTAACCAACACCACCTACACGCTCGCCTATTCGCCAGGAGACATTTTCGGCGTCTTCGGGGAGTTGTGGGTGAGCATCGCTCCCGGTGGTGGGGAGACGCAGGGCGTCGGCACGATACAGGCTCTCATCCGACGAGCATAGGTTTCCGGTGGCTTCTCTATTGCAGCCATAGATTGACGAGGCAGAGTGCCTCAAGCGGAGCTTTTTGACTAACCCCCCCCGCAAGGAGACTCTCATGTCCGTCGTTCGCAAACTTCTCGGTACTATCGAAGATACGTTCTGGATCTTCCAGGATTCCAGTTCTGGCCTTCAAGGCATCCACCTCGACAACATCACGGGTACAGCCGTCGATGTCAAAGATGCCGGTGGAACACTCGTCCCTGTTCGCGTTGGCGCACCTGTTGGTGCGGATGACGCGGCACGGCTTTCCGATCTTCCTCCCGGAGCCGGATCGGAGCAGTCATGGATCATGATTCCAGTCGCATTCGGTAACCAGGGCACTGGTGTAGCAAGCACCGCCACCGTCCCTAACAACGCCATCATCCTCGATGTTCGTGTCAACGTCACGACCCAGTTCGAGAACACTGGAACGCCCACCGCGATGCCTCTTACGGCAGAGCTTACGGGTGTCGGAGCCAACTTCTTGGATGCCGCAGACAGCGACACGACAGCAGCAGCCGACTACGTCGTGTCTACGGTCCATATGAACTCTTCTGGCGGGCCGCTCACTGTGACGGTGAACTGCGGTGCCGCTACTTTGAGTGCTGGTGCTGCCAACGTGCTTATCAGCTACTCGGAACCCGCTACCTGATCCTCCCTCCCTTCCTGATGGGGTGTCCCAATGAGGTGACCATGAACGCACTGCTATTTCAGAAGCTCCAACTTCCGGCAGCAGTGTGTTCATGGCCCTCGGGGATCTCCGGTGAGGTGTCGAGATGGCGGTAGCGATTATCGAGGCCACCATCACCCGACCTTCGGGGGGACCTCCAGGACCATTCACGGGAGTTAGTAGCAACGACCTTTGGGTATCCGACACGGTTACCTGCGTGTCGGTGTCTACGGGGGTTACGCCGTCCACGACTTATGCGTGGTCTATCGCGTATCAGCCGCATGGCTCTACGGCCTCCTTTACGGGGGATCCGACAACAGCCGCTCCGGGTGATTTCACGATCACTCACGGAGGCCCTTACCTGATTCGGCTTGTGCTGGATCAAGGGCTGCCGACAGAGAACGAGCAGTTCATCAGGCTCCGGGTCAAGGTCACCCTTGATACGGAAGACCTCCTGCTTGTTGCGGCAGGGGAACAGTACGGGGGTGCTGCTACCCCCATCCCTGTAGACATCGACCCGGTTGGATGGACGGACGAGCAGAACAACAACCTGCTCGCCCTCCTCAACCTCATCAAGCCGTCTTACACCTCTGGTCACGTCGTGTACGTCGATGGCTCTGGAGGTGGTGACTACACCACTATCCAGGCTGCCATCGACTACGCGGTGACCCAAGGCCCCACAGCAATGGAACCTTGGGTTGTTTTGGTTCGACCTGGAACCTACGACGAGAGCCTTACTCTTCACGAGTCGGTTCACGTTTTTGGGTGGCCCGGTTCCTCCTCAAGCAGTCCCTCGAACATTGTTCGTATCCGAAACGAGGCCCTGTCAGGCCACACCCTGACCACTACGGCGTCCACCCAAAGGGTGCTGCTTCACAACCTCACCTTCCTCCAGCAGCACCCCGCAACCTTTGCGGCTATCACCGTAACGGGTGGAGGTGGCGTTTCCTCTTACCGTTGCAGCTTTGAAGTAGAGGGGCTTGACCCCTCCCAAGGCCCAGCCTTTACCCATAGTTCTGGCGGGACAGGCACCTCAGAGTTTGTAGATTGCCACTTCACCATGAACTCGGGGGCTGGGGTTGACTGCTACCTGCTTGGAGGAATGGATTCCGAGCTTCGAGTTCGGGAGTGCTTCTTCCAAGGACGTTCCGGGATTATGGTTGGGTCTACGGACGGGGTCCTTGACCTCGCTGATTCAACCCTGGTCATGGACGGCACGTTCGGTGCCCGCATCCAAGACGTAGGGCAACTCTTTGTTTCCTACAGCCGCATCTCTGGAGCGACCGAGTCTATTGACGTGAATCCGGGCGGGGCGGGTGGAACGTCCCCACCTGTGGGAACGTCCCTTCAGGTCCGGTGGTCTATCCTTGATTCAGCCATCACGTTCCGTACAGCCGCCATTATCGGAACCACTACCTTCTCCATCGGAAGCACGGAACACGGCACGATCACCTTTCCCGACGGACTGCCCACTTCCTTGGTGGCCTCTACTCCGTCAGACACCATCGGCTATGACCCGACACTTTTGCCTGCGGCACCCGACATCACGGCTACCGATGTCCAGAACGCCCTGGATCAGATTTACGACTACGCCAGCCAAGTGCGTACCCTGGACGACGCTTACGACGGCGGCCTTGGTGCAGGCGGCAGCGGCAGGACCATCGTCGCAGACGCAGGGGCCGTGCAAATCGTAGATGCGGCGGTTCCAAGCCCAGCCCCCGTGCCGGGAAGCACCCAAGGCTCCCTCCAAGTCACCGGAACCGTTGAGATTGGCGGTGTGGGTAAGCCTGAAATCAACCTCAACCCCAACCCGTTCGGCATCGGTGCTGAAATCACGATGGGGTGGCAAATCTGGCCGGGGGACGCCCTTTACGGGTCCACCACTTTCCTGCGTGCCGCCTCCATTGAGGAAAACCCCTGGCGAAACTACAACCTGTTTGTGGGGACCAGTCCTTCTGACGGCGGTGACCGCATCGGAAAGGTCATTGTTGCTGGCGGCCAGGGCTTGGAGGGCCTCAAGGTCACGCCGCCTCATGCTGGTGACGTTTACATTCTGGGGGGAGACACTTCTGAACCCGTTGCCGTTACGGATGCGGGGTCGGTCTTTATTGGTCCGGGTGGTTCGATCACGGGGAGTCCCGGATCCATCTTCTTCGGACGCCCGGAAACGGCTACCGCTGCCACACTCACGGCACTCGGTGCTTGTGTAGACCCTCTGGTTACTGGTGGAGACATCACCTTCGGCACTGAAGCAGGCGGCTTTACCGTCAGCTTTGCACCGGGAGACAACTTTGCAACTGTGTTGTCGAAGTTCAACACTACTGGCCGTGTGACCGCCACTGACGCAGGTGGTGGCGTGATTCAGCTTACGACCACCACGAAGGGTCCCATCACAGACATCTTTTGGGTGAGTTCGGATGGCGGTGGCGGGGCAGGCATCGACTTGGAGTTGGGAGGCTTCGAGGGTCAGGTTCCTGTGGGTGGTGCCTGGGTTGACCATATGGAAATCCGGGTCACAGACCACAACGAGATCACCTTCGGCCCCCTTCCTGGCCCAGCCATCGGCCCCATGATCTACAACGCGGACACCGGAAAGCTGACGGTTCCGGGCCTCATTGATCCTACTGGAATCATTTTCGATAATGCCCCCGTCCCGCCAACGGGGCCTGCAAAGGGCGGCATCTTTGTTTCTGACGGGACTGATCCAGGGGCACCCCTCATCAACAATCCCTACTACGTTGATGAAGCAGGGGTGATCACGGATCTTTTAGGCGGCGGTCCCGGTGGTTTGCCTGTTCCCGATGATGAGGGACAGATCCTTTTCGCCGCGACCCCTGCTGCCTTTGTCAAAGCGACCCCTCTGGTCGATGCTGACGGGTATCTGGTAACCAACGGCGACGGCCATATGGTGGTGACATGAGTGCATTTCACGGTGATCAAACAACAGCGCAAGGAATCCACACTCTCGTGGCGTGGGAGTACACTTCCACGGTTGATCGGGATGCGGCGGTTTATACCGGGGCAGACACCGGAAAGATGGCTCGCGTTGGCGCTGGTACTCCTTATACCTTCTTCGTTCTGACAGACCCCACAGGGCCGACATGGGTGGAGCTTGGCAGCGGGGGCGGCGGTGCGACCGTCAACCCCTTGCGCGGACGGCTGTACGTTGATTCGTCCTACGCTCTTGGAGGAAGCGATGGCTCTATCGCTGCCCCTTACACCACCATCCAGGATGCTTTGACGGCTATCGGCACTCCTGCGGTTCCGGTTGAGGAACTCCAAGGCGTCACGGTTATCATCAGTGGCGGCTTCTATGACGAGAACCTCGTCTTCCCAGACAAGCGTTCCATCTCCCTTGTCGGTGACGGAGAGGTTTACCTTACGGACACTGCTTCAGCTACGCCGCGCACCATCTCCCTGAATGCTGCTGTTGCTCCTTCCACGAACGCCATTTTTACCATCTCGTTCGAGCGGTTCCGGTTTACCGACACCATCACGTTCCAAAGCACGCAGCCCTCCTCGTATGAGGTTCACCTTATTGATTGTGGGCTACAGGGGGCTGGTGGAACAGGCGGCTTCTTTGACGCTACCGGCTGGGCCGGGGGTGGCCAGCTTCGCATCGAAGTGGTGGATTCCATCCTTGCTTCTTTCTCGGGAGCCGACCCCGTCCTTGATGGCGGCGCAGGACAGACCGTTGGGATCAAGCGCCTTGTGAACTCGGAGTTTGGGGGAGACATCAACATGGCCGGTTACGGCCATATCTCCGGGTGCTTGTTCACGGGAACGGACTTCACCTTTGATGCCGGGGGTGGCGCTACCACTCTTGCCAATGTCCAGGACCCTATCGGCTTCTTCAACTGCGGGTTCACTATCAGTGCGTCCTTTGGCGCAGCAGCACCGCTGAACAACACTGATTTCCTCGTTGATAACGTCACCCTTACGAGCTTCGACAATGTTGGCGGCACCTACACGTCAAACACCACCGGGCCGGGTGCCTTGTATGGCAGTTCGCCCCCTTCCGGTGGGGCCGGGGGTGACCTTGCTGGGACCTACCCCAACCCGACTGTAAATGCCATCACAGTCGGAGGCGTCCAGATGCCTTTCGACGCCACGATTGTGGCGAACACGGCACTGGTGGTGAACGCAACCGGAAACGGAATCATCGGAGGCAGCCTGGGGGGTGATGTAACATCCGGGGCGGCTGGAACTGTGGCAACCCAGGTTCCGCATTTCTCTGATGCTACCGGCAAGCTGATCTCCAACACCCTTGTGAGCATCAGCGACAAGGCTGACCCTGCCGTAACCCTCAAGGTTGATGCCTCCACACTCGCTTCACCCACCTCTGCCCAGATTCGGATGGATGCCACTGCGGCGTCTGATTTGGTCAATGTCGGGTTCGACCTCGCCAGCCTTCCTCAATGGGACCTCGGTGTAGACGGGTCGATTGCGGGCAGGCCCTTCCGCTTCAAGAACGGCGGTATCAACGACGTGCTCTTGGTTAGCAGCACGGGGGCCTTGACCATTGGAATCAGCCCCCACGAGTACGTCCTTCCTGACGTGGACGGTACGGCAGGACAGGTTCTTCAAACCGATGGGTCTGGAGGCGTAACTTGGGCTGCCCCTGCTGGAGGCGGCACGGTCACCTCCTCAGCAGCGAGCACAGTGGCAACACAGCTTGCCTTGATGACCACGGACACCAACATCTACAATGCCCCTAATGCCACACTTGTAGACGGGGATCTCGCTCTTGATGCGTCTTCGCTCGGGGCGGGCCATACGGCATCTCTCACGCTGAAGTCTGGCCACTCCACCGACCCCTCCATCCTTATGTTTGAGGATGCGTCTAATGCCCGGTGGGCGGTAGAGACCATCAATCCTGTCACTTCAGGCAATCTTCGATTCAAAGAACTGGGCACTAACCTCACTGTCATGTCTGTCTCGACCTCGGGTGCCCTTACCCTTGGCGACCATGCGGGCGGCAGTGAGTTCACCCTTCCCAGTGCAGACGGAACTCTAAATCAAGTTCTCCAGACTGATGGTGCAGGTGCTGTCGCTTGGGCCACGATTGCTGGAACCGGAGACGTTGTAGGTCCTGTTTCAGCCACAGACCATGCCCTGGCTCGTTTCAACGCTGCCACCGGGAAGCTAATCAAGAACAGTGAGGTCATTCTCCTCGATCACACGGAATCCGTAAACGGCGACATCGAGATGACCTTCAATGGGGCTGCTGCGGGCGCAGGAGCAAGCGCCCTGTTGAACTTGGACCACGGCGGGGCCGTGGCTGACTTGGCAGGCATAACCTTCTCTGCTGCGGGACCCTCCAAGGGCGCGTTCGGACTTCTCGGAACATCCGATGTCCTCGTGATTCAGGATTCTGCGGGCAACGAAAGGTTCTCTTTCGGCACTGAAGCAGCAGGAACTCCGGGAGTCCTCACCATCAATGGTGCGTTTTCCCTTCCCAGTGCTGACGGAAACCCAAATGATGTTCTTCAGACTGATGGTGCGGGGAATGTTTCCTGGGCCGCTGGCGGTGGTGGGGGCACCCTTCAAGATGCCTACGATGCTGGGCATACCATCACCACTTCGACGGGTACTGACATCGACCTCACCCTTTCCACTGCGGGTGGGGGCCTCAACGTCAGCGGTGCTGCTGCGGGCGACGGGACGGTCCTGTTCGGAATAGGCACCGAGCTTCTCGCCTTTACGGTTGAAGCGGTGTCTATTGGCATCGCCTCCAGTGCAGGTGCATCCTTCATGGGAGGGTCCAACACGCAGATTCGGATGAATGCGGACGACGCCGCAGATCGAACGCTTCTGGTTAGTGCTGCTAATGCGACGGGGAACGCCCTCCTCACTCTTGATGCGGAAGACCAAATCACCATCGGTGGAACCAACACGGTGGCACCGATAATCCAGGTGGACGCGGGCGTGGATGCCCAAATCCTAAACCTTTCCCAAGCGGGAGCGGGAGGGGAATCCTTCGGCCTCTTCGCGGGCACCGCAGACCCCAATGGATCCGTGTCGGCAGACGCGGGATCATTGTTCGTCCGAGACACGGGTGCGACGGCAAGCCTTTACCAAAACACGTCAGCCGGTTCGGGCACAGCCTGGACGCTGTTTTCAAGTGGGGGAACTGGTGATGTTGTAGGCCCCGTAGCCGCGACGGACACCGCGTTGGCTCGCTTTGATTCCGCTACCGGCAAGCTGCTTCAGAACAGCGAAGCCACTCTCACCGACCTTGCCACTGACAACAAGGTGGTCCTGACCTTGGATGGTGGTGGTGCGGGAGACGCTGGCTTGACTCTCACTACGGGAGCCGCACCAGGGCACGACGCCACTGTTACTTTGGATCACGGTGGGGCCGCAGCCGACACAGCACTTCTCAAGTTCCAGAGCAACAGCACCCTCTTGTGCCAACTCGGCCTCTTTGGAGACGGCGCGGCCTCCCTTCCTGGAATCACTTTCCAGGACGACGCAGGCCACAACAACCTGACCCTTACCTATGAGGTAGACGCTCCCGCAGTAGGCTTGCACACTACGGCGGCCACGATTGATGCGTCTGGGTATGTCGCTGGCAGCATCGCCTCACTTGTCGTGGACGGCGGCCCGCAGGGTGGTCCGGGCTTGGAGACGCACGCTACCTTGGAGTTCAAGCAAGCAGGGGTAGCAGGCTTCCACTTCTTGAGCCGCATGGGCGGGATGGCTACGACCCCCACGCTCCTGCTCAGGAGCGGGTTTGGCGACGACGTACTACAACTGGATGCGACCGCAGCGGGTGCGCCTGAAATCATCATCAACGGGTCTGACCTTGGGGGTGCCCATTGGTTCCTTCCTACGGTAGATGGAACTGCCGGACAGGTTCTGACCACAGACGGCACCCACAATGCTGGGGGCGTCAGTTGGCAAGACCCCGCTCCGCAAGGCGGTGTCGAAATCAAGCGGGTGGACTTCGACCACACTTCGGGAACGGTGAACGTAGTTACAGACCTTGCAGCCGGGGACGTGATCCTCAAGGTTTGGGTCCGGTACACGACTGTCTTCAACAACGACCCCAGCACTATTGAGGTTGGTAACACCGGATCCGTACATGCGTACTTCGCATCGGGAGACACCGATTCCACCAACACTGCTTCGGGCTACTCGACGGAGCCAGTGGAGCCTGTGACGGCAGGACCCATTCCTCCCGACGTGATTCTTACAGTAACTACGGGCGCTTCTGCTTCCACAACCGGTGCGGGCTTTGTCTGCGTCATGCTCCACAAAGCGTAGAGGTTACCTATGGCCAATAAGAAAGTAGATTCGATCCAGAGCCTCGGTGAAGTTGAGACTAATACTCTCAAGGTGGTTTCCGGGGCCAGTGCAGGCCATGTTCTGACTTCCGATGCTTCAGGAAATGCGGTGTGGGATGCTCCCGTTGGTGGCTCTATTGCGACCACCCAGCAGGTCATCGCTACTCCGTTCAGCTTCAGCGACTACAACGCCCAGGTTACCGCTGCTGGTGCTCCCAGGTATGCCCAGATCCAAACCTCTACGATTCTTCCCCTCAACGCTATTGTTATGGGGGCTGGCGTTTACATCGACGTAGCCTGGAACATCGTAACGAAGATGAGCATTGGGACCGAGGACAACTCTGGAGTGTTCCCTGTGGGTCCTCCGGTTGGTGCGTGGGAACGCTTCCAGGACCACGCGGACAACACGCCAGTCACCAGCGGGATGTATTGGGTGAATGACTGGGCTGAACTGGCCGGGGCTACCCGCATTTACCTGACCATCGAGGCCAATCTGGCCGTAGCCATGACTCAAGGGACAGGCCAACTGGTCATCCGATATGTAGAAACTCCGAGGACCTAACAATGGCTGACTTCACTACCGTAGCTCCCCAAACTTGGGCCACACTCATCACGATGCCCAAGACCCACCCGAGTGGTCTTCTGGACCCGTCGGTGATTTACACGGACGACAGCGGGAACATCCGGTGCGCCAAAAAGGACCTCTCGGAGTTGAGGCCGCTCTTTGCCGGGACGTCAGCCAACGCGAATAGCGTTGTGATCCGGTCGGAGTTCGACACCACAGCCTCCAAAGCGACGACCAACGAAGGAAACATCTCGGCTAATGCCACGAGCATTGGCAATAACGCGAGCGACATCACCGCGAACACCACGAGCATCACGACTAACGGCACCGCTATTGGCACGAATACGGGGAATATCTCCACGAATGTTACGAACATCACGGCCAACCAGACGACAGCGAACACGAACGCTGCGGGCATCTCGACCAACGCAGCCGACATCGCCACCAACCTTACTCAAATCACGGCCTCCTACGAAACGCTGAAGATCGACGTGGATTTCGACGGTGTGACCCGGACTTCCACCACCACCCTCAATGCGACGGCCAGGGTGTCCGAGGTGAGGTTTGAGTTCGACGGCACCGCTGACCAGCGCACCCCGGACGAGAACGGTTCTGCCCCCACCCTTCAGGTTCATTTCCAGGGCGGTGCGGCGGGAAGCCTTCTTGATTGGACCTCTCAACCAGGGGTCGAAATCCCAGCGGAGATTCTCCTACACCCCCAGTGGACCTTGAACGACACGGGAAACAAAGTGCCTATCGAGGTGGTGATGAGCAACACCACCTTCGGGGCTGTCCCCGCCTTTTCGATTGTGGTCGTCTACGCAAACAACCCCTTGAGCTAAATGAGGTGAACTATGTCACTCCTTGGCGGCTGCGGCTCCCCTTTCTACAACTCCGTTATCCTTTACGACGAACTTGCCTTCAAGACAGGCGTCACTCCGAAGGACTACCAGAATAAAGGGCAGCTTCGCCCTACGCTGTCACTATCGACGGATGATGCAGGTAACCAGTCCTTCAAGATGACTGACAGCAAGGGCCTGAACGCAAGTTCCACGGCTATGCTGGCACCCCCTCATATCTCGTCCGTTGGGGCGCGGGATGCCTGGGTGCAGGTGACCTCGGGCACCTTCAACGTGACAGAGTCACTGTCGCCCACCAAAGAGACTGATGGCACTCTCATGGGCGAGCAGATTGTGAAGCTCCTCGCCCCGGATGGTGCTGCCGGTATTCGGATCGTGTGGCCTTTCGTTGTGGACTTCAACCATATTCAAGTCACTTGGTTCGGGGCTGATCCAGTGTTCGGGACGTTCAACATCGGTGCAATCCACACGGGCCTGGGCTTCCCTACTGTTGCCCTGAAGATGGTTGACTGCGAAGGCACGGTCTTTCCGGCTAATGCCGTGGGTCTTTCCGGCTTCGAGAACGGGGTTACCATTTCCCAACCCCTAAAGCTCGCCAACTTCTTTGGTGCAGGCAACCCCTCCACTGCTGTGTTCAAGCCTATGGGCATCGCCAACCTCGTCCTGGACTTGACCTTCAGCAACGGCGATACACCCATCCTTATCGGAAGTGCCGCTTTTGGAACAGACCAACGCGCTCTTGTGCCCGCATAAGTAGGGTGGCTGTGTGGCTGTATTTCTACCGGGATTGATGGGGGGATTTGGGTACGGAGGCAACGCCTACGGATTCTCACCCTACGGTAGTGCAGCCCACCCAAGGCTCCCGGTCCCACCGGGTGGGGGTTATGGCGGGGCCGCCTACGGTCTTTCCTCGTATGGTTCGGTAGACATCACGCCTCCTCGGGTGACGGGGGCCAACCCTATTGACGGGTATTCCGTAGAGGTTCTCTTCAGCGAGGAGATGGCTCACGACAGCCATCTTACGGACGCCGCCAACTACGTCCTCACCGCTACTTACGGGGTTCCCCTCACGGTAGTGCAGGTGTCTCCCGGAACGCCTGGATCACACGACGGTTACACGTCCGTCATCGTCTACCACACCGGGTCCACACTGGGCGGTCTTTACGTCGTCACCGTAGACCCCGGCCCAACCGGCCCTCGTGATTTGGCTGGAAATATCGTCGGGCCGCCCCCGACCAACTCGGCTTCTTTCTCTGCTTACGGAGACAAGTACACGGTCAATGCTCTTATCCCGGCTCCTCCCGGTGACGATGGCCGTACTGTTCTCCTGGAGTTCTTTGATTCAAGAGGGCTGCCCCAGGCCCTCCTCCCTGAATCATCGTTCTCTCCTGGAGTGGATGCGGTCGCTTCGTATTCTGTTGTGGGGGACTACCCCGTGGCTCCGGTCATCCATTCGGCAGAACAGGTAGCGGCTCTCCCAAGCAAGGTCTTTCTCGACGTCTCACCGATGACGAAGGTGGAGTACGACCTGACGGTTGGCCCTGCTGAAGCATTTGACTACCAGGGCAAAGAGCTTCCCAGTGCAGCCACGTCCTTCGACGGCGTTGAGGTCGGCACTGGAACCTCCGAGATCGTGTCCAACCAGCTTGTTTTGAGCAAGGCAGTGGGGGTCACTTACGGGTGGTCCTTTGGAGACACTTCTGGGAGGCTTATTGACGGGACCACTTACAGGGCAGACATCGTTTTCCAGTGCGGAAGCGCCCACATTCACCCTCCGGTTACCGGGTCGTCCCTATTTAGCTTCACGGTGAATGACGGAAGCCGTCAGGTCATCCTGACGTTGGGCGACATCGCAGGCACCAAGGTGATCGACATTTCGACACCTCTGGGGGTTGTGGGAACTGTTCCTGCGGAGTGGGGGGCGAACTCTGCCGAGACCCTAACCCTGGGCAGGAATCAGTACGGGGGCTTCTACTCGGTCCTGTTCAACGGAGTACCTCTCCTCACCTTCCCCATCGGGGCCGTGACTCCTACGACTATTCCCGTAGGGGCACAGGCTTTGTTGCTGGCCCCTCACGAAGTCCAGCTTTTCGTCGTCAAGCAGGTAGAGATTAGTGCTTCCTCCACCGTTTTCAGTTCGACTTGGAACTTTATCCATGAACTGAAGGACGCCTTCCTGGGATCCGTTGTTCTTACCCGTGAC